TGCCCTTACTCTAGTGTGCTCTTCTATACCTTCGGGGTAGTCGTTAAGCTGTGTTTCTGAATACACTATGGGTCGCCAGCTTTTATATCCCTTAGGTATCTTGAAGCGTGGTTCGGGTGATATGATGTGCTCTCGGAAGACTGGCATTCTTGGGTCAGGCTGGCTGTTGCGAGACAGTATGCTACTTCGCATTTCTGCAATCATCTCTTCAACTGATTGACGTCTAATAGCACTAGTAAAATATTCCCTTTCTAGCTCTAGTACATCTTCTAGCCCTTCTCTACTTTCACCATTAGGCATGGTTTATTTCCTCCTTTGTTAGTGGTTGTTTACTTAGTGGATAGGTTTCTATCCGTATCGTACTCATTTAACTTCTCTACTCTCCTTTCTTTCATCAACCTATACTGCGTTTCTAAAACCGCCAAGTGGTCTAGGCGTGCTTGTTCTAGCTGGTGTTTCTCAGCTTCGGTGTTCCATTTGGTCTGTCTTGTTTGTTTTATGGGATAGGTTTCTATCCGTCTGAAGTAGGCGTGGTATCTGTTCTTAGCTAGGTTTACTTCTTTATCTAGCACCGCTTTGAACTCTTCCCGTGCCTTACCCTTTTCTTTTTGCCACCTCTCTTTCATATGCCTACTCCTTGTTTTGTTTATTACCTCTCGCTTTTCAGCGATCAGGGCTTCCCCTAGCTTCTCGTTTATTCTTTTGTTGGTGATCTTGTTGCGTAGTTCTTTGAGGGTGAGTTTAGCCCTCGGTTTGCGTTTGGGTTGGCATTGTTTGCACAAAGAGCTGATGACCGTAGTTCCTGTTTCAACTCTCCTCTTTATCACATTACTGTATTGCTCGGCAGTCATTCTGCGTTTGAACTCGGATCTCTCCTTTGTTTCCCCGCATTTCTTGCATGTTATAAATTTGGGTTTGGTTAGTTTTTTCATGTGTTGATCCTTGGTTCGGATAGGTTTCTATCCCGTTTAGCCATAAAAGTCTACTAATGTCCAGTAATTATACCTATGTTGTCCACAGTAGTTGTCAGGTGTTTGAGCCTTATACTACTACGCTTTTTTCATATGCTATCACAGATGTCTACGGATTTCCAGCAACTTAAGGACTAAGAAAGTAAGACACAAATAAACAGTCCCACTTATTTACCCTTATATATATATATTTAGAATTTAGTATTTATATATATAGGTGTGCTGGGAATGTGGTAGACGCACATAAACAAAAGGGTTGCGGGCGTCAAGGTAGTGTCCACATGCGAAATAAAGTAGACAATTACCAAGTGCCCTATTTGAGTGCATGCCTTAGCTAGACGGGATAGAAACCTATCCCAAACCCCTCTCATTACAGCCAGATGAACCCACAAGAAGCTAACGCATCTGAGGTGATGACTACCCAGCCTGAGTCTTTGCCGTGCTTCTCAATGCGTTTACGCCATGCTGTTGTGGCTCGGGTTAAAGACTGATATGGCTTTCTTACTATCTCGCCTACTTCATCGCCTTTCTTTTGGCATACGACCCATACATTACTACGCTTACCTAGCGTGCCTTCGGCTAGGATTTGTTTGTATACAGCGTTTGGTTTGAGGGTGATTGATTTCATGATGTTGCCTTTCTTTTGTTGGTTGATACTAGGTTTAGATACTGCTCTACTTCTTTGGTGCTTAACTGCAACTGCCTTGCTATTGCCATGATGGTATAGCCCTGTGCATACAGAGCCTCACATTCAAAGGCTAGGTCTTTCATTGCACTCATAGCATACCGCCCGCTAGATAACAGCCTAGCTTAGCCATGAGTGGGGTTATGACTTCGGGGTTTGCGTCTTCATCACTACGCAACGCCAAGATTATGTAGGATATTTCTTGGTCTGTTAGATCAACCTGTGCGAACACAGGGGTTATGGGTTTAGTTGACTTCTTCATTCGTATTTCCCCTGCTTGTAGGTGTTGCGGTTAAAGGTCATGAAGACCTCGCCCATAGTGATGGGCTTATGAAGGTCGGGCTTTGGCTTGGTGTCGGATAGAATCCTATCCCGTTGTTGCCTGATCATCTGGTGCATTTGCAACTGCTGTGCTTTAGTTAAGTGCATGATTATGCTTCTCCGATTGTGAATAAAAGGGTTATGCCTGACACAGATGCTATTAAACCTAGCAAATCCGCAGGGGAATACTGACCTGCCCACAGGTTATGTAGGAAGAAACAAAATGCACAGGTCACTACAAACATGATGAACTGTAATAACTTCATGGTAATTCTCCTTAGTTGGGATAGAAACCTATCCGATTAGACATAAAACTAAACTGCGATGAAGCCTCGCTGTCACGCTTACTTGACGATCCGCATGAACTTGGCTTGCTCGGCTTTACTCAACTGCTCGAACAACTCGACTACCTTGTCAACTGTTACCTTGACTTGCTTGAATGACCCTGACTTCTCCGTTCTAACAATGTGGTAACCGAACTGCGAGTTGGCTCGCATATAAGCCTTTTGATGGGCTGGCTTGCGATCCCCTTTAGGTGTGGATAGAATCCTATCCGCTTCATTACTACTCACCTGTAAGAACCCCATAAGGTAATTCACTCTCCACTCGTAAGCCCATTCCTTCTGTGCTTCCTTATCTTCCTTGATGTATTGCTTGTGCCATACCTCTGACTCCTCAAGTGTGATACGAGCCTGTGTACCAATACCAAATGCGAATTGATCGTAAGTGATGTCAGAACCTTTTGTTGCGTTGATGTATGTTGTTGCCATGATGTGTAACTCCAATATAAAAAGCCAAGCAAATCGGCTTGGCAACGAATGGATAGGTTTCTATCCATGTAAACAGTATAGCTTTAGGGTCTATTCCCCCCTTCGTCATGGCTATATGGCGACCCCACTAGGGGGGTATCAAGCCGTTTTGCCGTCATGGTCACCATGCCACTAGATCATTGTTCCTTAGCCGCACAGCTAAAAAATGTCAAATTTTGTAAAATTTCTATAAAAATCAAGGGGGTACATGTCAAATCTTTTACTTTTTGCGCTAGCCGGCTAGCGAAAATGATACCTGTAGGAATCAAATAGCATACCTAATTCAATCCTATATGTACAAAAATTATAAAAACCCCCTAGACAAATGCTGCACTGCAATATAAAATACCAACAAAGGTTCCATAACGGAACCTAACTAACCATAAAGGAAATAACATGTACGATTTTTTTAAACCAATTGAGCTCAACAGAACTTACCAGCAAACTGAAAAAGCAATTAAAGACACTTATAATTTTTGGATAGGCGTAATCGCTGACACCTTTACGTTGTACAAAGCAAAATAAAAAAAACCCCCGGGGGTTTTAAGTCCGGGGGCCAAACCATCACAACAAAGGAGATTTGCGCATAGCTCAAACGAAGGAGGAAAAGCCACACGCAAAAGAATAGTACCATAAAAAACAAAAACGTTGTATACTTCCAACATTCGCTTACCCCAGCGCAACCAAGGAGGTAGTTAGTTTGCTTTTAGAGCATTTGGTCTCAGCCTCAGCTGCAGATTTTGTCCCAGACATTGAGTCTGGTGTGGACGACTTTACCCCCTTAGAAAAATTAGACGCGCCCCAAACTTTGGGCGCTCAAAAACAAACGGTAGACTGGTTAAACCAGTTCTCTTCCGAAGAGGACGAGCAAGAAATACTGACAAACGCTCAAGAACAACAAGTGGCCAACGCATTCGCGGCCCTAACTACCAATTCCCCAGACGCAAAGAACCAACTGCTTAATCTGCAAGTCCCAGAAGAAATCGTAAGCGCCGTGGCTATGGTTAGCGGGTACCAGTGGGAGTTTGTAAAGCAGGCCAATGAGCTCCGTTCAATGAGCGTAGCCAAAATAGTAAAAGAAACAGAGCACCCAGATGCGCGCATACGCTTAAAAGCCCTAGAGTTGCTGGGTAAGGTAACGGAAGTAGCCTTGTTTACCGAACGCGTAGAAGTAAACCAAAAAGAAATAAGCAACGAGGAACTTGAAAAGCGCATTAGAGAGAAGCTTAGCAAGTACATGGGCAAGGCTGACGTGGTGGAAGTCGATGAAATAGAGGTAGTTGAGAAAGTTGTTGGAAAAAAACAACACGACGACGAATGAATCTTGATTTCTTAACCCCAGAAGAGGCTTTTGCCGCGCAGCTAGCGCTAAAAGACATGAGTGTTGAGGAAAAAATGCTATTCCTTGCAGATTTAGAAGAGCAAGAGCACCGTGTGCACTTGCATGGTGCGCAAAATAAGCCATTAGAGTTTGCTAAAGCGGTCTATCCGGGTTTCAAAATCGGTCCGCAGCACCGCAAACTAGCTAAAATCTTCCAAGATGTGGTCGAGGGTCGAAAAAAGCGCGTAATTATTAACATTGCACCACGTATGGGCAAATCAGAGTTTTCAAGCTACCTGTTTCCTGCATACTTTCTAGGTCAGTACCCCGAGAAGAAAATTATTATGGCCACGCATACTGCGGGGCTTTCGGAAGACTTTGGACGAAGAGTAAGGAACTTAATTGATTCGGATGACTACAAAAGCGTTTTCCCCAACACAGTCGTTGCCGACGACCAAAAGGCTGCGGGTAAGTGGAGCACATCTGCTGGTGGGCAGTATTATGCTGCTGGTGTCGGGGGTGCCTTGGCAGGACGAGGCGCTGACTTGTTTGTTATTGACGACCCTCATTCTGAACAAGACATGAAAGCAAATTCAAGGCTAGCGTTTGATAACGCCTGGTCTTGGTTTCAAACTGGTCCGCTACAACGTTTAATGCCGGGGGGTGCGATCATAGTAATTATGACGCGATGGTCCCTTTTGGACCTTACTGGTCGAATCATTGATTACAACATAAAAAACCCACACACTACCCCATGGGAGATTGTAGAACTACCAGCAATCCTTAACGAAGACACAGACACAGAAAAATCCCTTTGGCCAGAGCAATGGCCGCTTGAAACATTAAAAGCTACAAAGGCAGTACTAGATCCCCGTTATTGGAATGCCCAGTATATGCAGAATCCGACCAGCGACATGAGCGCTGTTATTGGAAGAAAAGACTGGATGATGTGGGAAAAGGAGGAGCCCCCTACTGTAGAATATATTATACAAAGCTGGGATACGGCGTTTGAAACAAAGACAACAGCCGACTATTCCGCATGCACAACGTGGGGTGTTTGGTACAACGAGGAGGATGGGAATTCCCCCAATTTGATCTTACTCGATGCCTTTAAAGACCGAATGGCGTTTCCAGAACTAAAGCAAGTTGCGCTAAAGCATTACAAAGAATGGAACCCCGATGCGTTTATTGTGGAGAAAAAAGCTTCAGGTGCCCCGTTAATCCAGGAACTTAGGATGATGGGTATACCGGTACAAGAGACCAACCCTTCCCGTGGAAATGACAAGATGGTTCGCTTGAATGCCGTAGCTGATCTTTTTACTAGCGGGAAGGTTTGGGCGCCCGATAGGCGGTGGGCCCGGGATGTAATAGAAGAATTGGCGTCATTTCCAGTTGGCGAGCACGATGACTTTGTGGATACGACAACCCAGGCACTTTTGCGGTATCGCCAGGGCGGGTTCATTAGTTTGGACACCGACGAGAAAGATGATTTGCAGTACAAGTACCGCCGAAAAGCGGCATATTATTAAAGGAGGATACTATGTTTATGACGAGTAAAGTACAATTGCTATGGCGAGATGTTGAACGAGCTCGCAGGATTGCGGCTATTCAAGGTGATATGGACCCAAAAGATGTGTGGGCTAAAATTCCTATTCACCCATCTGTAAAAATAGCTGAAGAAGCATTTTGTAGAGAGCTGTTATTTATTTTTCCTGATTTGCTTGAATACTGTTATTCGATGGAAAAAATAGCTTTGGAGTCTGGAAAAGAAATTTCTAGCCTGAAGCACGAGTTAAACATGTTAAAAGAAGTGCCGAAGAAAGTTCGGAAACCAAGGGCTAAGAAAGTTAAGGAATAGATATGCCAGTAGATAAAGGTTTATACCAAGCGCCGAAAGGCCTAGAGCAGCTGACTCAGAACGAGCCAGACATTGAAATTGAAATTGAAGACCCAGAAGCAGTTCATATTGCTGGCGATGGCTTTGAGCTTGATATTGAAAAAATGGACGAAGTTGATGGTAGCGAGGAGTTCAACCAAAACTTAGCCGAAGAACTTGATGCTGGCGCACTTGAGACAATTGCTGGTGATCTAGCTTCTGACATTGAAAACGACTTAGCTTCCCGCAAAGACTGGGAACAGATGTACAAAGACGGTATTACGCTGCTTGGTTTGAAGTTTGAAGAGCGCGTAGAACCTTGGGATGGTGCTTGTGGTGTATTCCACCCTATGATTACAGAAGCTGTAGTACGTTTCCAATCAGAAACAATTATGGAGACTTTCCCTGCTAAGGGCCCAGTCCGTACTCAGATTATTGGTAAAGAGACCCGCGAAAAGATGGAAGCGGCGCAGCGTGTCGAAGCTGACATGAATTACCAGCTTACAGAAAAGATGCCTGAGTTCCGTAATGAGCACGAGCGTATGCTATGGAATCTACCATCTGCAGGTTCTGCGTTTAAAAAAGTATACTTTGATCCGTCTATTGACCGCCAGGTTTCAATGTTTATTCCAGCAGAAGATATTATTCTGCCCTATGGCGCTA